GAAACTCGTTATATTTTTCTATTAAACGCAAAAAAACTATCAACCGAATATTGGCTGATAGTTTTCTGTTTAATACTTTGTTTATTTGTTCTGTTCAATAAATTGTTGCATTAGCTTTGTTAATTCCGGACCTTGAGATAAATGCAGTTCTTTGCATAACTTTTTAAATTCTTCCGCTACAGCGGTATTAACCTTATAAGTCTTTGCTGACACTCCTGCTTTCATATCCCATTTATCCTGTGGTCTAATCTTCTTTTCGTCCATTAATAATCCTCCATATATCATTTTTTCTTTGAAAATAATAAACAACCTACAAGTATAATGCAACAAATCCATTTCACAATATCAAATACTGTAGGATTGTTGAATTCTCCTCTGAATCCCTCTATGATTATTAATAATAATAATATCATAGCAACATATCTAATTACCTTCATATTTATTTTTACAGATGAATGTGTTATTATAATTCATAAGGTTTGGGGCTTTCGCCCCGTTCCTTATTTTTTCTTTTTTGACCTTTTAGAGTTTTTCTTGTTTTTGTGAAAGGTTTTTGCTAGAACACACACCGCAGAAACAATTGCCAGGAAAGCTTCTGAAAGGTCTTTTATGATTTCACTAATTTCTGAATTCATCTGTTTTTACCTCCTTCATTTGATATATTAAGTATATCATACGTGTACGTATAAGTCAACACTTTTATGTACTTTTCTTTATTTTTTTTATTAACTTATCAGCCAATATTCAATTGTCAATGTTCCGTTGCTTCTATTCTTCTTCGCTCTTTCCAGCTTGTACACTCTCACACATTCTGCACTCGTCACAAGGTGCTTCACTTCCGAATATGCATGCCATCTAATCACCTGCCTTTATCTTTGCCCCACAATTAGGACAATACTTAAATACATACTCTGAATGTATTTCATCATCATAATCTTCATCAATACTTACTTCCGTCCAGTCCACTAAATGAATACCACATTTTGAACAAACAAATTCGTCACAGTCTGCATATCTCTCTGCCACGTTTTCGCATTCCTTTGTATCTTCTTCCCATTTATTAAATGCATCGTTTATTTTTATTTGATTTTCTAATGCCTGTATTGCTACATCTAAAGCCTTCGCTCTCTTTTGTGGTATAATACTGCCTCTAGATCTTATTTTATGCAATTCCTTAATTGCTTCATTCTCTTTCATATTATCTCTCACTTTCTAATAACTCTTCATTATCAAATATGTTGCCGATAACTTCCCAATCATTTGGGTTCCAATCTTCCATAAGTTCTGTCATTCCAGC